CAGCAACGCCTTCACCAAGAACTTCCCTAAGAACATCTTTCTTGGCGTCAAGGTGGTCGGCGTGTTCGGCTTCCCTGCTCTCCCAGCCGCCGTCACACAGGCGGCGATCATTCAGGCGAACGCTGTGTGGTCATCACGGACCGCCGCATTCGGAGTGATCGGATCTGCTGACCTTGGTGGCATCCTGCGGATGAGCCGCGCCCTGCACCCTGAGGCTGCGCTGCTGGTCGAGCCGTACCGCAATCGCGGTGGATTGGCGGTATGACCGACCTAACGATCCTTGACGCAATCGCCACGCGCGTAGAGGCTGCGACAGACCCTGCTGGGTACACGCTCCGCAAGTGCTACGCCACTCCGCCTGAGAACCTGCCAGTCACGCCGTGCGCGGTCCTCTTCCCAGGCGGCGACCAGATCAGCATCGGCAACGGCAACCGCACCACGGTGCTGACGGTCAACATCGTCATCTACCTTCTCCCCATCCCACGGATGGATGAGAAGTACCGTGACCTCTACACTTGGCGAGCGTGGCTACGCACCGTGTTCGATGGGGCTGTGACGATTAGTGGAAACGCCGCGCAGGTGACAGTCACCGGTACTACACTCGGCACAGATACTTACGCCGATCAGGATTACCTGACGGTTCAGGCAGCTGCGGAAGTCACGGTGCTAGACACCGTGGCGTTCACCGCCTAGAGCAAGGAGAACTTAGATGGCAACCTTCGGCGCAAAGGCTCTGACGCGTATCGCTACTGCGTCGCAGGCCGCTTTCGGAACCGCAGCTTCAATCGGCACCGCCACTGGCGAGATCCTCTTCAACGAAACGATCGGCTCGCTAGACTTGGGCGTGACCGTTGACCTTGGCGAGACCGTATCCGTTGGTAAGCGAACCGCCATTCAGGCGAGCCAGCCAACCATTACCGGCAAGGCTCCAATCCTGACCATCGCCGAGGCTCCTGCTTCAATGCGAACTCTGCCATTGATGTTCGATGCGATTGGCGCAACCACCACCGGCGCTGGACCTTACACCTGGACTTGGTCGCCAACGCAGGGCGATGTTGACACGCTCGTCTTCTACTCCTTCCTTGTTGAGGATGGCGTGCAGAAGTATCTCGTGCGTGACGCTGCTCCAACCGAGATCACGCTGTCAACAGACGCTAACGGTCTGCTCCAGGCTGGTGCAACCTTCGCTGCCACGACGGCTGCGACTTCAGCGCTTGCCTTCCCTACGGCGATTCCTGCCAACCCATTCTTGGCTGGTCGCTTGATGAAGCTCAGCACCGACACGAACTTCCCTGACAAGAGCGGCACAGGGGCAACCGCCTACGCTTCGATCTATAACTTCAGCCTGTCAATCACGACAGGTGTGGGGATGGTCACGGCGCTTGATGGCAGCCTGACGGCCGCTACCGCTGCGCTCACTGGCGTGCTTGATGCAACGCTGACCTTCACGGTTGCGAGCAACGCAGCCGCTGGAACGACCTTCCCAATCACCGACATTGCCACCCAGAAGTACCTGCGCCTCTTCGGCACCACCACCGATAACTACGGCGTGTGGATTCTTGGCTCGTGGGAGATTGAGAACATCGTTCCTCTCTCCGCCGATAACGAAGGCGTTGTGGTGAATGAAGTGACCTGCCGATTGGCGTATGACACGACCTCCGGCAAGTCGCTCGAAGTGGTGATTGATTCACCACTGGCAACAGCGCCATAAAGCAGAGCGCCTAAGGCGCTAGTAGGAGGATCAATATGGACACGGTGAAGATTGAACTAGACGGCGCGTTCGCCGGTTGGAACATTGAGCTGCGACGCAATGTAAGCGCTCGCATCCTGATCGACCTACAGGGCGACACGGCCGTCCAGTTCGCAGCCTTCGCTAAGTTGGTTGTTAGCCACAACTTCAAGGACATTGAGGGCAACGCCTGCGATGACATCCTTGACGCTCCAGTCACTGCCATCACGGCATCGATGGAGAAGTGGGCAACCGCAATCTCAGCACTCCCAAACGCGTAAGGCTGGAAGCCAAGCGGCTGTCAATCGGACAGTCAGTCGTGGTGACCAGCCCAGAGATCATCGCGCACACACTTGGCACCGCCTACGGAGTGCCACCTTGGGAGATACTGAAGACCGCAACCGCTGAAGACCTAATGACCTATTGGGGTCTGTATTGCGAGATTCAACCAAGGAGCAAGTGAGTGGCTAAGGCATCCGTAGAGATCGTCTTGCAGGGCAATGTTCGAGCTGAGGCTGAGGCGCTTCAGAAGGCATTCCTCAACTCGCTCGGCTGGAGAGGTGTCCGCAAACTAGAGCAGTTCGCCACGGTGAACGCAGCTCGCGCCCTTGCACCATATGTCCGAGCCAAGGCTCCGGCTGACACAGGTCAACTTGCCAAGAGTGTGCGCGGCCGTCGCTCGCGCATTACTCGACCAGGCGCCATCGTTGGACCAGTCGCTGGTAAGAAGCAATCGTGGTACGCCTGGTTTGCAGTGAAGGGTACAAAGCCGCACACCATCCCTAAGGTGACTGCCGCCAACCTCTTCTCTGACCGTAAGTTTATTGAACACCCTGGAACTCGTGGCAGCAACTTCGTCATTGAGGCGGTAGAGGCTAATATCCAAGTAGCCAAGGATGCAATGGCGAAGACCATCGTCCTCCTCATCAACGATGAGGCGATGCGTGCCAAGGTACTCGGTCTAGAGATTGAGTACGCCAACGGCACCGCAACCAAGTTCCAGTCAGAGAGCGCTCTGCGCAACTGGAACAAGCCAGACTTTATCGGCCCACTCACTCCACTCCAGTCGGAAGCCAAGCGGCGCAATGTGGCTTCGGACAAGGTCAAGGCAATCGCAAGCTCAGCACGAGCCAATCGACTCAGGGCAGATGCAGCGGTATTCGGCATCTCGCCAAATATGTCCAACCTGCAAGCAGGGTAGGAGTAAGCAATGGCTAACATCGCAGTCAACGCAACGATCAGCGCTCGTGATGCCGCGTCTAAAAACATCAAGACGGTCAACAAGGCTCTTGGCGCTCTTGGCAATACAGCCAGCCAGATCGGCGCAGACTTCCGCAAAGTAGCACTCGGCATTGCTGGTGTAGCGGCAGGCGTCGGCGCATTCACCGTTTCGGCGATCAAGGGTGCAGCGGCAGACGAAGCCGCGACCGCCAAGCTGACCGCAGCCCTAAAGGCGCGTAAGCTCGGCACTGACAGCGTTCTGGCTGCGGTGGAGCGGCAGATCATCGCTGGTCAGAAACTCGCCTTTACTGATGATGAGGTGCGTGCATCGATTGAGGCAAGCACGCGATTTACCAAGAACTATTCTCAGGCGACAAAGATTCAGAATGTGGCAATGGAGTTGTCTCGCTCCACCGGTATGTCTCTTGCAGACGCAACGATTGCAGTCGGTAAGGCGTACCAAGGCAACGGCGGCAAACTGCTCAAGACACTCGGCATCAATGCCAAGGTCATCAAGGGTCAGGCGGCACTCAACGCAATCCTTGCCAAGACGAAGGGCAGCGCGGCCGCCTATGCCGACACGCTAGAGGGATCGTTCAGCGTCGTATCCATCCAAGCAGGAGAACTGAAAGAGCAGTTTGGCGCAGCCTTCCTACCGGCCGTCACCAGACTCTTCAAGGGTCTGGCTCCGTATATGGAGCGCTTCTCTGGCGTGATCACGGCGTTGACTCCTAAGCTCCAGCGCTTCGCCGATCAACTCGTGACAAAGATCCTGGACAAACTGCCAATGCTTATGGGTCAGTTTGAGGCTGAGTTCCCAAAGGCGATCATCAAGGTGGAGCAGTTCATCGATAAGATCGGCGGCATCGGCAAGGGCGCTGACGATCTGCTCGGCCCAGGCGGATCTATCACGCTGCTTGTCACCGGTATCGGCGCAGCCTTTGGTGGACTGAAGGGCGCAATCGCTGCGAACCTGGTCAAGGATGGGATGGACCCATTCACCGCGCTCGTCGTTGCCAACATCGCCGCGCAGATCCCTGCGTCACTTGCAGCTGCGCTGACAGGCTCGATTGTGAATCAAGCTATTGCTGCCTATGGTGCAAAGATGGCTGCGGCTACTGTCACAACAACTGTTGCTGGCGGCTTGGGCGGCGCTGCTGGTGGCGTGGCAGCAGGTGTTGGAGGAACGGTTGCCACTGGTGCCGCAGGAGTAGCAGGAGTTTCAGCAGGAGTAGTCGCAGGCGCACTGGCGTTGCCGGTCGCTATCCCTCTTGCACTGAAGGCTCTTGGGTTTGGTGAGGGTTCGCTCGCAGTATCTGGTGCGGACCCAAGGCTGATCGCCGCAGCACAGGCAACGACTAACAACATCTACATCGGCACAGGCAAGGTGGACACCGTCGTGACCGACTCGATCAACCGAACAGGCACCTTCAAGCGCGGCCGCTAAATGGCGAATCCGTTCACGCTGATCGTCGCAGGAGTCACAGGCGCAGGAGCCGGTGGCGACCTGCTCACGCTTCCAGCTCCAGCCTCTACGACCGTTCCCTATGTCGATCTCGGTAGCCTGACGGCAACCCTCTCAGGCGACGGAGACGGCGGCTCAATGTCCTTCGATGTCATCGAGCCAAAGACTCCGAGCGGCACGACACCGTGGTGGCGATCAGGTGGGGTCTACGACAATGCGCGCGTGCAGCTCTTCGACAGCCGCTACAGCGCGACCACGCCGATCTTCCTTGGCTTCATTACAAACATCAATGCGCGGCTGCTAGAGAACGGCGTAGGCACACGATGCACGGTCAGCGTCTCGGATGCCGATGCTTGGCTTCAGAAGACCATCATCCGCAATGGCAAGACTGGGATCAGGGCGACCTCCTTCGTGGACGCGTTCACCCTTGGCACTGGCGATCCAGAAGCCAGCACCGCAACGACCGACCAAGCCATCATCAATGGGTTGCTGGCACGAGTTGCTGCACAGCAGACTGACGCGACCACCTTGCAGCTGCTCAACACCGCCGTGATCAGCGGCAGCAACCGCGCCATCTTCACCGGCACGGCGCAGAACATCGGCAAGCAGACCTTCAAGGCGACCACGCTTGCAAGCGCGATTGAAACCGTTGCCGATGCAGCAGGCGGTATCACTGAGGTGCAGTACCGCTACTGGATCGACAATGACGGCCGCCTCAACTATGGACCCAAGACCGCAGCGCCATCGTTCGCCAACGCTCCTGCCGAGATCGTCACCGACCCTGCCAACATCCAGACTGGTAGTGCGGCAAGCGTCACGCGCCTCTTCGCTCGCGACCTCTCGGTCAACCTGGATCACGGCGACATTGTGA